ACAGGTGTGTGTACGATGTGTCCACTACCCTTTAAAGACTCCAGTGACCGAGTCCACCGTTGTTATATAGGTACCGAGCCACTGACAAGTTGCAGTCAACGTCAAAGAGTCCTTTGATGCCTGTACCACAGATGTTGCGAGTGACCGACTTCCAACTGGAGTTGATCTGAACGAGTCCGAGGTCTTGTGTTCCGTTGGCGTTTTTATAGCGGTTCCATGCTTGTGAGTTACACCGACTTTCTCTATAGGCGATGTATGAGAATGCCTTAACTGGCAGACCGTATTCACGAAACTTGGCTTCCCACTTGGGGCATCGTTTTGTGTGATCGGTTGGTATACCTGCTGGAATTACCTCAGGCAATGTTGAGGTGGTGCTCGTAGTGCTCGGTGGCTCTAGGAGGAATGGTGTGACATCAATAAAGGTAATTTTTGCTACTTCGGGCGTTGGTTCTTTTGGTGCTAACCCCAACAGCATTGTGAGTACTGATGTAAAGGTAAGCCCAATAATAACTAGCGTGCGATCTAACAATAGTTTCTCCTTGATAGGCGGATAAAGCAAAACGCCCACAGCATTCTGTGAAGAACTCTATGGGCGTTACCCTTCTAGTTTACCTGCGTTAAGAGGGAATCAACCTAAACTTAAGCATCTCCAAGTCAATCGGGGTTGTCCCCATTTTAGGGATCTCCTCAATATTTATTTTATTAATCTCTTTTGACTCAGCATCCACACATTCTGTGCACCTGCAACTTTGTCTGTAGCGCATCCATGTTCCATGCGGACGCAAGACACTTGCTTTCGGATGCTCCACGACTAGTGCAGTGCGCTCTTGTGGTGTGAGTCCTCCCCACATGCCCCACTTCTCATCAATGCCATCGTCTAGACATTCTTTCCAAACAGGGCATTGCCTACAAACAACACGAGACACAAGGTAATAGTTCTCGGGGACATCTGTATCTAGTGGTGGGTACCATAAGTCAATGTGACGATCTTTGCAGAGCGATTGCTCTCTCCAATCATCTTCAAACTGAGGCAATTAGAAATCGTCTGACGGTGAGGCGTCATTGATGCGTGTATCTCGCATCGGACGAATGGCGGACTCAACTGCACTATAAATGGCGGTACTCATCTGTTCTATTTGATGTAACAATTTACTTACCTCACCTTTAAGTTTCTCGTTCACAACAACAAGTTGGAGAACTTGATCCCAATTGTCTAGTAATACTTCAGCCATGGATAATTCTGCTTTGTTTGCAAACTCAGCAACGGTAGGTGCTTTATCTTGCACCAACATTTGTGGGATAGCACTTAAAGCATTGCTAAGACGCTGGCGCTCTCGCTCTAATTCTATGTCCATCATGCTCTTATAACGGCGAGCGTCTCTACTTCGTGGACTTTCTTTGTGCAGGTCTTCTCTTCTCTTCTCTTCAAGCCATTCGGTGTAAGCGTTATTGTTGTGTAGCATCAGGCAAGCCCTCCTCACGAACGACACAGTCCCAACCACAAGCGCTATAACCAATACTGTCTGTCCAGTGATCACGCTTCTCGGGACTCCATGAAAGGCGTGATGTCTTTAGGAGCATCATCATTACTGCAACATCATGTGGCTTTAAAAAGAACTCTTGACGGCGATCAACAATACGGCGCAAGTAGATAGTCCAGAAGTCCGCTGTTGTAGAGAAGTCATCAATAGGGTCACCGTAACTATCGTTGCGTTCACCATTGATAAGCATGTCTGCTTCGGTAAGCACATCAGTGCGGTTGTTGAATACGGGTGGCTTCATCATAGGTATACCTCTGTCTCTGTGTTGTAGATGTCTAAAAGGGTAGCGAAGTTACGCATGTTTGAAACACGCAGGGCATCTTGGTGATGGGTATTCCATGGCTGTGTGTGTAGCACTGAGAGAGCGCCAGCGTTCTTCATGTCTAAGTAGTTATCAATGTGATCGTCAATCGCCATGAAGTTACCGCCGTGTTCTCGGATGGTGTCACCTTTGCTTTTAGGGAACCATAAGTAATCAGGAGTGAGTCCTTGAGTGTCTAGCCATTGGCGTGTTTGTTCGTGAGCCTCTACGGGTCGGTAAGTCATGACATGGATAGTGATGCCCATCTCACGAAACTTATTCCATGCATAGTCAGCGTTGTATTCTGCGGGCATGCTGTTGAAGAGGTTGTGGTCACGAGAACCAACACGCAAGTGCTCTTCAAACTCTTCTTTGTGCATGCCCCATTCTTTATAGAACTCCCAAGTAGTTGGGGAAGGCAGTTTAGAAGAAGATAGACCTAGAACATTAATACAGTATTTACGGAAGGCATCAGCAAACGGATAAAGAACCCCGTCTAGATCAATTGCTACATCCGTAATCTTGTCCATTAAGTTCCTTCGCAAAGTACCAAGCGGTACGGATTGGCTTTGTTTCGTTAGGTTCTAGTGCAAGCGTTGTGCCCTTAATCGCTCGCCCTTTTTCGTCCATTGTTTCTGTCTCGTACTGGTACGCCCACACCATGCGACGTTTCAACATAAAATACCTTCAATTCTTAGTTCTGTCAATTATCTTCGGACAAATCCAGTATCTCAGAATATAGAGCGTTGGTTGCGCTACTGCCCATCCCGCCACCTTCTAGCATGCGGTTAGTTTCTCCAGCCTTGGCACCAAAGAGGCGAGACAATACGCCACTAGAACCTCGGGCTTCCATCTCTAAACGGATGGTGTCTCGGGTGTCATTGATGTCCTTGAAGCGATCTACAAGGTTAAAGAACCTGTCCATCTCATTGGAGAGTGACTGGTCAAGACCTTGTCCTTCTAGTTCTTCAGCGAAGCGTGCGAACATAACACGACCTACTTGCATCTCAATAAGCGCTCTCATGGCGGACTGTAATTGATCCTTTGTGCGGATCTCAATCGGCAACCTAAATGCGCATTCTGAATGTTCCTTGAATTGTGGACATCTGTTACTCAAATAGCAATTATCGCATTGTCGTAAAGGGTCAGCATTGTAACGAATTACGTTCACTCTTTCAGGGTCAACTTCTATAGATTCCCCTTCAGTATCAACGGTTTGCGAGCCAAATGATGTGATCGCTTCTATGCCCATTACTGGTAGCAATACACGGTCACTCTCGTGCCGCTTGTTTGGGGTGTTGATAGCAATAGTTGACCCCCCAGGAACCAGAAAAGTGGGGGTATGGGTATCAGGGTGAATAGCAACTATTCCATCCTTTTCAGGTGGGTTGAACTCTTGCTCATCATCGGTATTCATCGGGTCATAGCCCCCAAAAGTATGTGTCTCCCATTGTTGCCACGAGGCAATCGCAAGGGTTCCAACGGCGGATACATTGTCATCCATTACAGCATCAAAATCAATTCCAAGTCTGGTGATGTCGGCACGATGCTTTCGGCGGGCGGACTCTTTCTGCTGTGCTGGGTACCTGCGCAAGCCGTGACCGTCCCATACCTGTGTCTCTCCGTAGCGAATAGCGCTTGTCCAAGAACCTACGATGACAATATCCCATTGGATACGCTCAATGAGGTCGGGCTTAGAAGTGATGCCTATTAGTTTGGCGCTCCAACGGGTAGCAATGGATGCAATCCGAGCCACGTTCTTTCCTGTGACCGCCTTGTCACTGATCGCCGCTCGCCCGTACTTTTGACAGAGCCAAGCCAAGCGCTCTAGATCATTCTCATCATTCCACAATGGGTAGTATTTCTCACCAAGCCAAGCGCCGTCATAATCGGGGCGTCCGATAACCATGTGCAGAGAGTCTGCAAAGTCTCTAACAAAGGTGTCAAAACGGTTGATGTCCTCATCATTCTCAGAGGTGTACACGATGATGTCTCCGCCGTTAAAGAGGGCAGAGAGATCCAGTTCTTTCTTCTTGGGGATTGGGAAGTGAGTCAAATTGAGGGCATAGCGTTGCACGCCCGCATTCACGAGCATCTTTCGGTATGACCCCTTCTCCGCTCCGCCAAAGAAGATCTTCATTCTTCGGTTGGTTCGTCTTCCCAACCAGCCTTGCGCCAAACTGAAGCACTGTGGTTCTGTTCTACAAGTAGTGCTTCTAGTTCATCTACATAGCATCGCAAGACATGAATACAGGGGTCTCCGCCTTCGTCCCATACTCCGTCTTCGTCCTCAGTGGTTGGTATCCCATCGTGTGTTGAACACACTGGGGGTCCTACGAACTTCTTCTCCATACCAATTTTGAGCCATTCATCAAAGTTCATTTTTGCATTATCTTTAGACATCTGTCCAGTTCCTTTCCGCTCTTGCTAGAGCCTGTGCATCTGATTCTTCTACGATTGCGCCCCACTCCTTTTTGAAACGGGACTCAGACCATTCGGGTCTAACAGTGTCGGGCACTGTCATTAGTAGTGTAGGGATCCCGTTGTGGGCTACCCGTGCTACGACCTTGGGATCAACATCAATGTACCAATTGATACGACCATATGCGGCGTGTAAGTTCTGAATTCTTGCAACTTTATCTTCAACTGTATTCTCAGAAATGAAATCAACAGTGGACGCTTTGAAGCCTTCACGCTTTAACCAACTGAGGCATCCATCTTGATTAGTAACACCTGGGGCGAACACAGACATGCGACCGCTGTATGCAGTGAAGAGTGTGCTCCATAGTTTCCTGCCTTCAGGGATGGGTTGTCTTGCGCCAACGTCATCACTTACACGACTAGGCAATGACAGAACGTCAAGTGCCACAATGATCATCAGTCGTAGAGACCCATCTCAATGCGCTCACGATGGGCGTAGTGTTCGGCGGCTGGGCAATACATGCAAAGGTATTGTCTCTTGTCTTTGGCGATACCTGTCTTGCGTCCAATTGTCTTGGAGTCAATGCACCAGTCAATGCAACCATCTTTAGGTCGGTTGTGTCGGCTGAAGCATTTGAGAGCGTCTACTTTAAGTTCGTCTCGGGTGTCACGAATGAATACATCATTCTTTGCCAAGTCACTCTTAATGGCGGTCTCTGAGTCCAACTTCTTAGCAGTCTCTGCATCTGTGCGATAAATGACTGCGTTGCAGTTATGCGGATCAGGTACTTGTGCATTGTGGCGATCACAGAGTTCACGCAACTCTTGGTCGTACTCGGCGGGTCCATCATATGGTTTCATTTTCCACATAACGGCGTGGGTCTTGCATACTAAAAGACGGTGGTCGTCTGCTGCCATGTTGTGCTCCTAACTTCGGTCTAGCCGAAGCCTACTACATAAGT